CTTCTTCAGTTCTTTTAAGAAATAATTACTCTACAATCTTTAATAAGTTTGAGAAGTTTGTTAAGCCTCCATATGAAGGTGGTGATAGAGGAGATTGTATTTTTGTAGCAGATCCTATTAGACAGATTGTTATAAAAGGAGCTAATACTAAGCCATTATCTGATAAGACTAAGAATTTCCAAACTGAAATTTACTGGCCAATTAGACATCAGTTTGAAAATGAAAATACTTCTTACGCAACAGTTTATGGAAACTGGATGGCTGTTAATGATAGTTATGCTGGTAAGCAATGCTGGGTACCTTCTTCAGGATTTGCAGCAGCTGCAATGGCTAGAACAGATGCAATTGCATTCCCATGGTTCGCTCCAGCAGGCTTTACTAGAGGGTTAGTTTCATTTGCTAATGATATTGCAGTTAATCCTAATCAAAAGCAGCGTGATGAACTTTACAAAGCTAACATTAACCCAATAGCTCAATTCCCTGGATCGGGTATAGTAATATTCGGTCAGAAGACTTTACAGAAGAAGCCAAGTGCATTCGATAGAATTAACGTTAGAAGGTTATTCTTATCATTAGAAAGACCTACTAAGCAGTTAGCTCGTCAGTTTGTATTTGAGCAGAACTCAGAGTTTACTAGAACTAGATTAGTAAATGCTTTAACACCTCTGTTTGAAAGAGCTAAGAACAATGAAGGATTATATGATTACTTGATTGTTTGTGACGAAAGAAACAATACTCCAGCAGTTATCGATGCTAATGAGCTTGTGGTAGATATTTACCTTAAGCCAACGAGAACAGCAGAGTTTATCTTAGTTAACTTCTACGCTACTAGAACAGATGCCAATTTCCAAGAGTTAGTTGGCGGTTAAACAATAAGAACTATTAAATATTATTATGGCAACAACAATTCAAAACTTCTTTACTAAAGCAGCTGAAAATCAATTTTCAAGAGATTTTCTATTTAGGGTTAGAAATATTACATTAGCAGGTGGAGTCACATTTGTTGGTGATAATGATCTAGTTTATGCAAAGACAGCACAGTTGCCAGGACGAAACATTGACAGCAAGGTAGTTAACTATTTTGGACAAGAGTTTCAGGTACCTGGTAGATCAACTTACCCTGAAGCGGGTGGTTATACTATTAGTTTTTATCATGATGAAGATTGTCAGTTAAGAACTAAATTCGAAGCTGCTTCTAGAATTGTTTTTAATAATGAAACTTCAATAGGCCAATATGGTATGCCTGGAGAAGAGTCTGTTATTAATTTAGTTCAAGTTGATAAACAACTTAACGATGTTAGAAATATCGAGCTTGTAGGTGCTTCTCTTCGAAATGTTGGAGCAGTAAGTTATGATATTGCTGATGGTTCAGGTGATGTATTAAGCTTCGATGTAACCTTTGCATTCCACTTCTATAGAGACTTTGCCCTTTCCTAACTACACTCGCGATTAAATATTATTAATGGCGTTTGAGCAGCAAGATTTTCTCGATAGGTATAGCTATAGTGAAAGGTTCTTTCTTTCGCATCCCTTTCTTTGGAAGATAGAATTTCTATATGAGGGTGCAGAGTTAATACCTAACATTAATAAAGCTATTACTAAAGCGTATAAGCAAGACGCAGACAATTGGAAAGCTACAACAGAGCCAGATGCATTTACTGAAAATGGTAACATCTTAGTAGCTAGAACAGTTAACGTACCTAACGAGAATTCACAATTTGATATCGCTGGTCAGCAAAATATGGGAGGTTTCTTACCTGGATACGCTTTAAATAAAAGAGCAGATTTCTTATCTAAAAATTTAGCTATAAACTTTTTTGATACTGTTGATGATATTGAGCATTTCTTCTTTAGACCTTGGATGATAGCTTTAGGTATAGACGGGTTACTAGAAAGAAATCTTTTATGTCCTAGAGTAGTATTAAGACAATACGATAATAGAATGCGTTTACGTAAGGGATATGAATTCAGAGAGGTCTTTCCAACTAATGTAGAAGGTTATCAGTTATCTTATAATGACGAAGAGTTTCAAGAAAAGTCAGTTACTTTTGCATTTAGAGATTATAAGCCTTTACGTACAACTGTACAGGCTTTACCTTTCGCGTTTTAGTAATAATTAATTATATGCAATGCGAGTTTAAACTTCCTAACGGTAAGGAAGTAATTACTAAAGAGTTCTTATTTAAAGACTCTAGACAATTCTTTTTTGAATGTTCACTTGAGCATAGTTTAAATAAATTAGAGGATTTTATTATTACTAAAAATCTAAATGCATTAGAAAAATTTATAACTCTTCTTTATCTTAGAAAGAGATGCTTAAAGCAAAGTTTTAATATTAATATAGGTGGAACAGATAAAGATGTAGGTATAGATTTAGTAATAAAAAATTTTGATGAAATAATTGATATAAGAGAAGAAAAAGAGATTGATAATTTAAAATTAGTTTTAGACTATCCTTCTAAATTTTTAGTTAATACAGATAACATCTTTAGTGTAATAAGAGAAATTAAAATAGATAATGATGCTATAGATTTAAGTAATGTATCAGATCAAGAGCTAATTGATATAACTAATAACCTACCTACCGGTGTTCTTACAGTTATAAATCAGTTTGTACAAGATAACAAACATGTTCTTGAATATACTTTAATACCTAATAATAATGATTATCAGATTAGCTTTTTAAATGCTTCACCTTTTTATTTTTTACAGAACCTATTCAATTGTATAGATGAGTATTCATATAGAGAATATATATTTGTTTTAAGCAAAAGAATAAAAGATGTATCATTTCTTCTTAACAGTACATTTAAAGATATATTAGATTATATGGATCTATATATGCGTGAAAATGAAGAGCAAAACGATAAAGTTGCAAAATTAGATAACTAGTTAAATAATATCATGAGTACTTCAACTAAGGATTTTATTAATAAACTTTCTGAGCTTAAAAAGGAGTTTAAAGTCTTTATACCTTCAATTAAAAAAGAAGTAACAGCAAAGCAAATTACCTTAAAGCAGCAAAAAGATATCATATCTACCGCAGTTAATGGAGTTCTAGGTGCATTGCAGTTTACTAAAGCAGTAAATGAATTAATTATTGAAAATGTAGATAGTGATACTCTCTTTACTTTTGATAGGGTACCGGCGTTATTAGCTTTAAGAGTTGAGTCTTTAGGTGATAAAATAAAAATAGATAATGGAGATACAGTTTCGTTAAAAGAGTCTTTGTCTAAAGCAAAAGATGTACCTTCCTTTAAATTAACAAAAAAAGTTAAAATAGATTCTATTAATGTTGAATTAAGAATACCTACCCTACAAGAAGAAAATATAATTTTAAAGAAATGTATTCAAGAAATAGATAATTTAAAAAACGAAGACCTTTCAGAGGCAATGGGGTTAATTTATATATTCGAGTTAATTAAAACTATTAAGTCTGTAGCGGTTGAAGAACAATTAATTGATTTTAACGAATTAAGAGTTATAGATAGAGTTAAAATTGTAGAGCAGCTACCTTTAGAGCTGTATGACGATATTACTTCATTTTTAAGTAAAGTAGCTAAGTTTGAAGAAGGTATACTAACTATTAATGAATCTATTATACCTATTGATGCTTCATTGCTTGATGCCACTACTAGTGCATAAATATATATGTGGCAAATAAATTTAGTGACATATTAGGAGAAGCATTTTCCGGGGAGACTATCGGGAGTGCTGCCAATAAAAAAATCTTAAAAAAGACTAATCCTCAGTTAAAGGCTGCTGAAAAAAGGCGCTTAATCAATGTATCAACTATCTTTGCAGAGACATTTTTTGAAATTCAAAAGAAAAATGAAAAGGATACATTCGGTGAAACACAAAGAGATACTAATACTACTGCATCTCAAGTAGAAGAAACAGTTAGAAAAAGTGAAAAACAAAAACCACCTAAATTAAAATTTCCTTTATTACTAGCTTTAGGAGCTGGTATTACAGCATTTGCTGCTTGGATTGCTGACTTTATAGGACCGGTAGGTGAGTTTATATCCAAGACTTTACCCAAGCTTCTTAAACCTATGGGTAAACTAGCAGGAGGCTTTTTTCAAGCTATGAAGGGAGGTAAGTTAGGTAAAGTGTTAGCCGGGTTAGCGAAAGGTATAGGGGGTAGATTATTAAAATTTGGTAGGTTTATTCCAGTTATAGGTTCTTTATTCAGCTTTGGTTTTGGAATAGCTAGATGGAAGAAAGGAGAATACATACCAGCAATTTTTGAATTCGCTTCTGGTATTTTAAATTTATTACCGTTTGGAGTCACAAACATAGCTTCTATGATAATTGATGGAGCATTACTATTATATGATTTAAATCAAGCTAAGAAAGAAAAGGAAGGAGTTGATCCTACTGGAGGTTCTTTTAATATGTGGGATAAAATAAAAGAGTTTGCTATGAAGTTACCTGGTATACAGAATATTATTTCATTAGGAAAAGGTATAGGAGCAGTGTTTAGAGGTGAATGGGCTGAAGCTGGAGAACATTTTTTGAAAGCGATACCATTTGTTGGAAGTATAATAAACTGGTTAGCTGCAGCTGGAGATGGAAGTATCACAAAAGGCGCAGGACTAGTATTAGGTAAAGCAGGTAACTTCTTTAAATCTATTAAAGATAGATTTGTAGGTATATTTACTTCAATAGTAAGCTCAATAGTAGATGCATTAACGAACTTTGGTAATAAGTTTCTTAAAGTTGGAAAGGGCGTTGGTGCTGCATTCAAAGCATTAGTACCAGGAGGTGAATCTCCAATGGAAGCTTTTAAGAGAGTTGTATACGCAGATGACTTTGCAAGATTTAACGATGGTACATTAGTAAAATTCAACAATAGAGACGATATTGTAGGAATGAAAGAAGGTGGTACTTTATCTAAATTAATTAAAGGCGCTGCTACAGAGAGTATTGCTATAAAAGATGTTTTTGACAAAGCTGTAGCAGCTGAGGTAAAAAGATCTAATCAGCTTTTAGCTCAATTAGTTCAACTCACTGCACAAATAGCAAAAAATGGAAGTAGTAGTACTACACCAGTAGTTTTACAAAATCCGATTAATAATGATATGTCAGGCTCAATGGAAGGTCCGTCATATAATGATACTAAAACAAACTTCCTTAACTCTGCATATACTATGCAGCCAACCTAATTTGATGGATAAATATTAATATGGCTAGATATGATGATATACGTAATGGAGCAGGTACTAATGCAACACCTGGAGTATATGACATCGTAAAGGAGTACGACTGGACTTCTGTCCCAAGAACTTCAGACTTACGTAATGAAGCTCCGTCAGCATATATAACTGCTTACGAATTAAAATATTCACAGCTACGTTCGTTTGTAGATGGGTATATGAATATCTTATCACCTCAAAACAATGCAGGTACGTACGGCAATAGTAAGAACCCAGGTTTAGATTTTTATAAAGGATTATATACAGTTAAAAATGGCCCTATAGCTAGATTAAATTTTCCGTTTTTTGAAGATAGCTTTAGATCATTTAGTACTGAGTTCGCTGATACATTTTCACCTATAAGTCAGAGAGGTGCTCAAATGTTTGGAGGTAACGCAATACAAGGATTAGGAGGTGCTGCTGAAAGTATAGCGGGTGGCGGGTTAGCTGCTGTAAACGCTCTTGCTTCATTTGGTGATACTGGTAACAGTGGTAGTCAATCATTAGCCGATAAAGTAGCTAAGACTGCATCAGGAGCAGCTTCTGGTGTTGCTAAAACCTTAGGTTTAAATCCTGGTAGACAAACTATTGGCACTCCTGGTTCGTATATTGAAACACCTAAGTTTTATCAATATAGTAATACTGATAATGGATTACAGGTAGGTTTTACTCTTTCTAATACTTTAGAAGACGATTCAATAGATAAGAACTTTAAATTTATTTGTGATTTCACTAAAATGAATAGACCTTATCGATATGGTCCTATTGGAATGGATTTTCCTGCTATCTATAATTTAGTAGTGCCTGGTTTAAGATATATACAATGGGCTTATTTAGAGAATTTTGAAGTAAGCTTATTAGGAAACAGAAGAAGAATTGGTACAAGAGTAATACCAGAAGCGTATGTTTGTAATTTTACCTTTAGATCGTTAACAGTAGAACCTGCTAACTTCGTTGAAGAGATATGCGACAATAGAGATGCTTTTGGTGATTTTGATAGATATTCTGCTAATCAAGCTGAAGAAGAAAAAGGATTCGAGAAAGGTAAGTATCAAAGAGAAAGAACTTTAAACACAAGATCAGGTTTAGCTGAAGCTATTAGAACAGGAGATCAACTTCCTAATCAAAATCAACAACCTGAGTTTGTAGGACCTCCGGATCCGAGGAATCGTACTCAACCTAGTGGAGCTGGACCTCCAAGAACAAACTATATAAAAGATGGTGTAGATATACGTGACTACAGCTATTTTTCAGAAAATATTCAAGACACGACGGATACACCTACTACATATGAAGAATATCTTGATAGTCTACCAAAGCCCACGCCAGAAGAAGTAGCCTATGATGCTGCAACACAAAGGGGGCTGGATCGAATCGCTGCAGCAGAGAGAGCAGCAGCAAAGAAGAAAGCGGCAGAAGATGCAAAAAAATCAGAAGAAGAAAGACGATGGAGCGCCGGTATCCCAATGTCACATGTTCCTAATACAGGAACTGTTGGATTGTACGGCAAGCCAAAATACTAGACCTCAATTTATTATGAGCTTAACAGGAAAAACAGGAAAATATCAAGATCAGGTAAAAGCTTTACCAAGTTTACCTTTGAATCGCTATGAGCGTATATTTAAGTTGTTTACTCAACCAACAAATGGTAAGGAGTTTTACTTTTACAATATACTAAACAAGATGGAGTTTCCAGATAACATTGATAGCGCGCTATTAGACACACATAATGTTCTTAGTAAGCAAGCTCTGACTACTACATCATATGACATATACGGTGATATTCATAGTTGGTGGATTATATATTTGTTGAATAAAAAAACTATCGGTAACAGCTTTTTCGCTGAAGGAGGTCAACAGCTTACCTTTATTAAACCAAGTAAGAGAGGTTTAATATATCAGCAAATAACTGAAGCCACTCTAAGCTAATGGCTACTGCTCCAAAACCTATCGACGACGACTCATTTAAATTTAAATTGAATGGTGCAGAGTTTTATTGCTTCTTTTTGCTTACAGGGAATCCAGACCCACCGATTAGATTTACTGGGCAGGATGCTAATGAAGGTATACTTTTAACTAAATCGTCTATTGTAAGTTTAGATATTCATGAAAACTTTTTTGCTCCTGAAATAGTAGGTTCTATAACTATTAATAATCCATATAATTATATTGAAGATGAATTAATAAGTAGCGGAACAGGTGAAGATTATCTCCATGTAAGATTTATAGATTATGAAACATTCGAAAAAGGTAATCCTAATGTAGTTGGAAGCACTGAACCTCAAGCTACTGTGTATCAAGACAAAGGATTATTTTATTCATTTGTTTTACAAGATGAAAGCAATAGTATTTCTAAAACTGATAGATCTAATAATTTTAAAACATATGCATTAATAGATAAAAACTTTCATCGCTTGAATAGAGAATCAGAACCTGGTATAAGATTGCCTTCAACTAATGAAATTGATCAACCAATTGGTGATATCATTAAAAGAGATATATTTAAAAAAGTATTTGGAGGAGACGGACTAGTAGATGAAGATCAGTTTACTAAAGGTAGTCATTATATAAACGGTAATAACGGTCAGTTTCCTAATTATATTGAACATCTTACTCCAGGATTACATTGGAGGTACTCTGATGCTTTAAAATATCTTTTACGTTTCAATTACGTAGTATCACAAGGTCAAACGTTACCAGTTCAACCTTTTTTACAATATAATAGAGATACCGGTAAATATACATATATACCTCTAGATGATTATTTTAAAAATAATGAAAAATTAACAATTGAAGCAATGGGTATAGGGGACCTACAAGGTGATGAAAACGCCTTTAGTGATAATAAGAGTAACCCTGTAAGTAAGAAGACTAACCCTGATACCGGTGAGCAGGGTGTTTTCTTTAATAACTACCAGGGTATGCTACATAATACTAATTTAACTACACCTTTTACAACTTATACTAATGAATATTTTAGTAATTATATTGTTAAGAGTACGGATAATATAATGGGAGCGCAAAAAAGTGTAATTATAGAAATAGCAAATGTAGCTAAGGAATGGGAATCTGTATTTATTGATGAATTTAGGTGTGTAGGTGGTGCACCTACTCCTTTCATTCCGTTTTATAAAGGAGCAAATCAACCTGTAAAACCATTTTCATTACCTAATTTTGAATTTGAAGATAGTAAGAATTTGGTTACAGCTCAAATGGTTTCAAACCTAACATTTTATAATTTACAATTAACTTTAGATATACCAGGAGATACTTTTAGGAGACCTGGTCGCTTTATAGATATATTTAAAGCGGGTCAAGAAGTAGCAGTTTCAGATAGTAAGTTATTAGGAAAGTGGTTTATTACTAGCGTTCACCATAGATTTTTTAAAGATAAATATCAAAATGTAATAATTTGTGTTAAGCCTTATGTAGGACCTGAAAATGAAAGAAAAGCTGCATTAGACGGCATACCTAGACAGTTTCAAAATATTAGAGGAGCTGAAGGTCAATACGTATCCGTAGCGAATATATCTTAAATAATATTATGGCAGAGGGAATACCAGTTTTAGATGAAACATTAGTTATAGGCTCGCGTGGAGGAGGTAATACTGGCAATAGATCTGCTTGTATAGATAAGTTAGTTAATGAATTGGTAGATGATGTTAATGGCTTCTTCAATGTTAAAGCGCAAGTTCTTAGATCTCTTTTTGTAAATAAAAAACAATTTGAAAATCTAATTGAAAGAGATTGTAACGGTAAGTTAAATGGTCAATTTATGCATAATTATTCTGAGTCTGATTTAGATTTCATGGAAAATTATCTTAAGATTTTTGAATTAGGGTTAGATCAATTAGAAAAATTTATGGGCATGCTACAATCTGCTGAAGGCCTTTTAAATTTAGACGAATGTACTATTCTTTATTATTTACGTCAGCTTTTAAACGGTCCTTTTGCTTGTGCAGCATATGATATTTCTAAGCTAGCTTCAGGAGAGAGTATAAATTTACTAGCTTCAGTAAACGATGGAATAGGTACATTGGGTAATGCTGTAAGAGGAAACATATCAACTACAGTATATGGATTAGAACCATTTAACGCAGCATTGGATTTGTACAATAAGCTTCCTCCTTACATGCAAGATAATATACAAAAAGGTACTAGAGCTGCTACCAATGTCTTTAACTACAATTTTGAAAATAGCTGTTATAATGATAACACATTACCCTTTATAGATAAGTTTCCAAAGTTAAGAGTTAATAATGAATATTCACAAGGTTTTACTAACTTCGCTGCAGGTAATCTTAACCTTAAAGATATACCTTTATTCAATAATTTAAAAGATATATCAAATAATATTTTTGAGTCTATTAAATCAGCTCTAGGACCGGCAGCGAATAAATTATTCGAATTTAGAAAGTTTGTAAATACTTTCTATATAGAAGGTAGTGAAGCTTTTACTATTTTAAACGGGGTTAATAGGCTATTGATATCCTTAGATAGAACAGAATATACGGTTAAGAATAGAATTATTCAACAAAAATGTGAAAGTGCTTTGACAAGTATATTAGGATTTCCAATTGATAGTGATCGAACTTATGATCTTCAATTTCAAATAGGTGATGGTGTATACGATTTATATACTTTAAATGGGTTGTTTGGAGGAGCGGATGGTACAACAAGTAAGCTTCCAGAGGAGATAGATGGTATACCAGAGGATGATTTGGCTGCAGCGCCTGTATCAGTAGTAAAGAAAGAGCTCTGTGAAGATGAAGGTGAATGTAAAGATCTCAACTTTTAAACATCAATAACATCATCTTCCTTATCAATTAATGCTTTCATTATATCATCTCTTGATAAAAGCATTTTAGTTTGATTATCTGCTATGTTAAGTCGCTCTTTACTCTCAACGTCTAATCGCTTAACTGCTACCTGTGTTTCGTTTCTTTCTTTAGCAGTATGAAGACGATTAAGGGTCTCTATAGCAGAAGACGATGCTTTAATTAGTTCAGCTAATGCTGCTACATCTCTATTTTCTGGAGCTGAAGATATGTAATCATTTACATTATCAACTATACTAAGCGACTTTTTAATTAGCTTACCTGAATTCTGAATAAGAAAGTCTTCTAAATCTTCTTTATTTAGAACACTTTCTTCAATCGGTGCTTTTGCAACTTTATTATTATGCTTTAATTGACTAATAATATCGTTAACAGCTTCATCTAATTCTTCAGCCATATATATATTTAATCTCCTCTTGAAAATTTTATATGATATATTATCATACGTATATGGTTGTAAAGTTTAAGAAGACAAATGATAAAGCGGTAATCCCTTCTAAAAATAATGAAACGGATACTGGCTTAGATGTTACATCAGTTGAAGATAAGGTTATCCCTGCACGTGGTTCTGCTGTAGTTGACGTAGGATTAAAGTTTGCTTATATTGATCTTGATTTCTGGGTTAAGGTTGAAGGTCGTTCAGGTCTAGGGTTTAAGCATGGTATTATACCTCACCCTGGTATTATTGATCAAGGTTACCGTGGAGATGCTGGAATTAAGTTGTATAATAATACTGATAAGGATTACGAAGTTAAAGCTGGAGATAGAATTGCTCAGTTTGTAGTTTATAGGAACTATACTGTGGAAGTTTCAGAAGGCGAGGTTATGGAATCTAAACGCGGTGAAAAAGGCTTTGGTTCTTCTGGTAAATAATTATGATTGATTTTAATAAAATTTGGGTTGAGAAATATCGTCCTGCTAAGCTTAATGATATTATCTTAGATGAACGTACTCTTAATATTGTAAAGGAGTTTAAAAATGAAATACCTAATCTTCTCTTTGTTGGTAATCCTGGTACTGGTAAGACCACGCTTGCAAGAGTTATTGTTAACGATATACTCGGATGTAATTACCTTTACATTAATGCTTCTGATGAATCTGGTATCGATACCATTAGACATAATATCACTAACTTCGCTCAAACTAAATCTTTTGATGGAGGTGTTAAAGTAGTAATCTTAGATGAAGCTGATGGGCTTACCCCTCAAGCGCAAGCTGCATTGCGTAATACTATGGAAACGTACGCTAAGTATTGTAGGTTTATTCTTACTGCTAACTACAAGCATAAAATTATTCCCGCCTTGCAATCAAGGTGCCAGGCTTTAGATATTAAGCCTGTAGTAGAACTCGCTGTAAAGCGTTGTTATCATATTCTTAAAAATGAAAATGTTAAAGTATCAGATGAACAAAAGATCAAATTCATCCAACTCGTTAAGCGTCACTACCCCGATTTACGGAAAGCGATCAACGAGCTTCAGAAAAACGTTATTGATTCAGAGCTGTGTATTGCTAGCATTAATAGCGATAACGAGCTACTCGAAACGGTCTACAAAAAAATTGTAGGTAAGAAGAGTCTTGAAGCTAGAAAGTATCTGATCGAAAACGAAGATAGGTTTCAAGGTGACTATGATACTCTACTATCTAACTTTTTAAACTATATCTATAATACTAATCTGCAAGATGCTCAAAAGAAAGCGTTGATAGCTAATATAGCTGATCATTTGTATAAGAGTGCGTTTGTAGTAGATAAGGAGATTAATGCTTTTGCGTGTCTAGTTAATCTCGAGAAGTGTGTATAGTTGCTAAGCTACTTTACCACCCATTTTACCAGCAGCATCTCTAAATTGACCACTTTTAGTAACTTGCTTTAGACGAGCGGAGATAACATTTTGAATATCTTCAATAAGACCTGCATCATCATCCACTTCCATTCCTAATTTTGCCAGATCGTTCGCAATAGTTTTAGCAGAATTAGCTATATAACTTTTAAATTTAGCTTCTTGACCAGCTCTTGCTCCTCTAGCTTTATCTCTTGTAGCATCTTTTTGTAAGTCTGCACCTTTTTGAGCTAATCCCCCTTGTGAAGCATCAACACCTAACGCCTTACCTCCTACATCAGCTGCACCTGCTAATGCTTTACCAGCAGCTCCTTTAGCAGCTCCTTTTACTCTATCACCTACTCCCTTAACTGCTCCTGCAGCTTGGCTAGCTCTAGCCTTAACTCTGTCAAAGAATCCTTCGTTAACCTTATTATAAGCTTCAGCAATTAAATCTTGATCGTTTTTAGTCATCGTATTATTATTTAATAAGAGCTGGGGCCTTTTACTAGATCTCCTAGATATTGGTGTGTGTATGAAGCTGCATCCGGTGAGGGGGTAACTGCATCAGATGGAATATTAACATTGCTATCAGGAAGAGCTCTATCAGGGCTAGCATCTCTAGCTTCTGGAGCCTTAGTTGTTTCAGCTTCTTCAGGCTTAATATTAACGTTACTAGGTCTCTTCATCACATCAGGAATAGGAGGAAGATTAGGATAAAATTCTTCTGCTTGTCCTAAGTTACTAGGAATAGATACATAATGGGAATATCTTCCTCCACCATCGTCAAGAGCTAAGTCTAATACTACATCTAATGTAGTTGTATCTGCATTAGCAGGATATCTCGCTGAAGTATTATCTTTAATACCTACAACCCTTACATGCTGACCGGAATCAATCATTTGCTGTAAAAGCTCTTGCGTATTAGTACCTAACGATTTAAACTCATCGGTGCCTTTAAAATTGTCATTAAACTTAAAAACATCTCCTACAAGGAAGCCTCCTCGCTCATACCTTCTCATATACGATTCATGTAAACTTACAAACTTTTTATCAGCCATAATATTATTTATGCCAGCTTGCAAAGAATCATACAGTTTTAGCTATCTTTAAGAAAGAAACGCAAAGTATGATAAGCTGAAAAAATCTCTAAATCTTCTTGGTCTGCTGAGCCTAAAGTTTCTTCAATTTCAAATGAATGAGAAGTATTAACAGTTTTTTCAATTTTCCAAAGCCAGTTACCATCTTCAACCGGCATTGCGGATACTTTACCCTCATCAGGATGAGGGAGTTTTAGCTTCTTATGAACTTTAATTTCGATAGCATTAAGAATATCTTTTAACGAAACATCAACCTTAATATCTGCCTTACCATTTATTTCCATACTTACTTATTATATTATAGTTCCTTAATCTTGATATGCTACATTAAATATAATAAATGGCTCTAATAAAATTAACAGATACAGCAGTTAGTAATTTAGATGGTAATTCACTAAAACAAGGGTATCTTTTTAAAGATTTATTTTTAGATTTAGATACTTCAGTTTACTATAATAAACAATTTAATAAATCTACAATTCTTAAAGACGTACAGGGATTATATGATGAGAATGCTGTTCTTAATAGTATTACTAATATATTTCTTACTGCTCCAGGTCAAAAAATATTAAGCCCTGAATTTGGTTTAGATTTAAGAAGATATTTGTTTGAGCCTATAAGTGATTTTAGTGCATTTGCTATTAAAGATGATATACAAAATAGATTACCTTTAATGGAACCTAGAGTTGAAATAGAGGGAGTAAGTGTAATTCCTAATTCAGACGATAATGAGTATAGAATTAACTTACAAATAAACGTTCCTTCTTTAGATGTATATGGGATCTCAATAAGATCGGTATTAAATAACAACGGATATATTATATTTTAATTATGGCTACTCCTAACAATAATGATAATGAATTTTTAGAATTCAATTTACCTCAAAACGCGTATGTAGCTTTTGATGCAGTAAGTTTAAAAGATTACATAGTAAATAGACTTAATACGAATGAAAAGTTTACTGACCAAAATTATGATGGTAGTAATTTAGCAGCAGTAATTGATATTATAGCGTATTCATACCATGTATTGCTTTTTTACTTAAATAATACTGCTTCAGAAGTAAATTTTGATCAAGCTTCTATCTACGAAAACATGAATAAGATAGTTAAGCTTATAGGTTACAAGCCAGCTGGAAAGCAAACATCTATTGTGCCTATAAATGCAGTAGGATCTGCAGATATGACTATAGCTAATTATACAATTAGAAAAAATTCATACTTTTTAGCAGATGGCTTTCAATATAATTTTATTGATGATTATTCTTTTAATAAAACAACAACTGGAAGTGAAACTATTAAGAGTCTAAATGATTCTGTAATTTTATATCAAGGCAAAAGAATATCCTGATTATACTGCTCAAGGTGAGGAATTCGAATTAGTGCCTATAGTAGTAAAGAATGTAGTTGATAATGACGCTGAAAAATTTATAGCTGATAATACTATCGATGTCTACGTAAGAGAAAAAGATAATGATACATATTATCTCTATAAAGAAATTGATAGTTTATATCTTTCTGATTCAACTGATAGAGTTTATGAAAGACGTTTAAATGAAAATGGATTTTATGAAATTAAATTCGGAAGTGGTGTTTTTGGAAAAAAATTACGTGTAGGTGATATAGTTTCAATAAATTATATACAATCTGATAATACTGAAGGTGTTATTAGTAAAAATATAATTAATGGTAATAAACTGTTTGTTTATGATTCGTTAAGACAAAGACAAATTTTTAATGATACCTTTGCAAATAAAAATGAAACTATATTTATAGATGGTTCAAATTCTTCATTGTTAGCTATAAACAATCCTCAAAATTCAACTTCTCTTTCTGATGAAGAAACAGTAGATGAAATAAGAAAAAATGCTCCAAAAGCATTTTCTTCTCAGCTACGTTTAGTTAATGAATCTGATTACGAAGCATTCTTAGAAAAGAATTTAGCTAATGTGCTCAATAGCATATCAGTAGTAAATAATGATTCATACATTAATGAATATATTCAATATTTCTATGACATATGTGTAGATCCTAATAAGGTAAATAGAGTATTAATTAATCAAGTAAATTTCGCCGACGCTTGCGATTTTAACAATATTAATATTTTTTGCGCGCCTAAATTTACAGTAACGCAAGATAAATTCTTTCCACCTTATCTATCAGAATCGTTTAAAAATTTAATTGTAGAGACTTGTAAAGATAGAAAAATGGTTTCTAATACTGTAGTACCAAGAGATCCCATTTACATGGCTTATGGTCTAGGGTTTACTAATTCATCTGATTTAGATTTAAATTTACTTAATGAGACCGGTTTATATATAGTTAGAGAGATTAATAATAAAATAAATAAAAATACTTTAAGCAGTAGAGCAGCTAATTTAATTAAATCGTTTTTTGATCCATCAAATAATAATTTAGGTCAAAATCTTAATTTAAATGAATTGAGTAATAATATTCTTTCTTTAGAGGGAGTGAAAAGAATCTATACAAAAAATGAATCTACTGGTGCTAGTATTGATACAGTATCGTTTTTATCTTTTAATCCGTTATACGAAACTAGTGACATATCTTTAGTTAATCAAGACATTACCTTGCCTTATTTTAAGTTTCCATACTTATATTCCCCTCTTTCATTAACTAATCGTATTAAAGTAGTAGATGAGTAATATTAAGACAGACTATGCACTTTTTGATGTCGTAGATTATAAAGGAGAAAATAAGCTTTCTTCATATAATCTAGATATTACTCCTCTTACATTCAAAGCTAGAATACCTCTAGATGAAAGTAGAGAAATTCCACTTAACAATCAAAAAATAACATTTGATTTTGGAGATGGATCTTTCGGAAGTAATCTAAGTAGTTCTCATGTTTATGAGTACCCAGGAGAATATACAGTGCGAATGATTATACGTGACTGTAAAAATAACTCAGTATTAGCTTCTTACAGCGATTCTGTTCATATTAAGGATTATGTAACTAATACCTTTTCTTTAAGTATGCCGCCGGGCCATATAGCTGAAGGAAAATCTGCTTTAGTTTTATCTGCTGGGGAAATAGCTGGTCCTATTACAGTTACATCACAAACGCCTTTTTATCAAGACTTTCAGGAAATTTATTATAGTGTTTCAGGTAGTGATTTTAATAATTATTTTAATCTCGCGCCTTATAAATTTAACACGTTAAAGAAGTATTTTTCAGTTTACGAGAGAAAATATTTACCAACACTATCTACTTATGAGTACGTAGAAATAGAAAACATCTCCTTATCATCTAAAGATATATATGCTCAGGTTAATTCCGATGGAACGTTGAGTTATGGAATTAGCTCTAGTTTATCAAGTGTATATGTAGGAAGTTCCGGAAGTAAAGAAATATACATAAAAGCAGAAGATCAAGATACACCTTTAAATATTTCATTCTTTAAAGACCGGGAAAATATATTTTCTAATAGTTTAAAGGGATATAAGAATAATAACTATACTAATAACTTTGATATAACGTTATCTTCATTTGTTAGCCCTACTTCAGGTCAAACACTAAGTGCATTCAAATTTACTTCTAACGGTATTACAGGTGAAGGTATAGAAACGGAACCATTTTCAATAAGTCAAACGCAATTCAAAAATTTAGGTATTCCTTTTGTTATTACCCCAGTTAATAATGATAATTTTACTATGAAAGCGCTTTCAGCTGGAAGCCCTACTTTTGTTTTATTATCAGGTGCAACAAGTCATGTTTATGATGAAGATAATATAGTTCAATCTTCTTACTACGATATATCTAGCTTATCAAACACTTTATCTACTCTAGATACTAATTTTTGGTATAGAGGTGTATTAACATTTAATGATAATCTATCTTCTACATCAACTAGATTAACTTTAAGTGCAAAAAATCAATATGCTTTTAATACTAATAGTACGTTGCTTTCTACAGTTAGCGGCACTGTTACTTTTTCAGCTTACCCTAAAGATTTTTATAATTTCTATAAACATAACGAAAACTTTGATTTTGAGCAAAATATAAAAGATATGAGATTTCAAGAAATCTTATTAGATAAAAATATTTTCTTTAATGATTTTATAGGTACAATTTTCGGAGATGTTAGTAGTAGATATGATGCTTTAGGTAAGAAACTTTATGAAAAGGTATTTAACTTTGTCTCAAATAACGCTGATATTGATGTTTGTGATATTAACTCTCTAATTAGTTTAGCATCTTTAACTGATGATAATGGAATAGTTTTTGATAGAGCCTTAGCTCAAGAGCCTGAGCAAGTAAAACGGTTTATAGATACTTTAAGTTTAAGTTATAATAAGTTTAGAGGTAGTAAAAATAAATTTGATGAAAATTTTGATCCTAAAGGCACTACAACTAAAGCTATATACGGTAAAAATTTAGGCGATGAAATAAATTCTCTTACATATGAAGTTACTGCGGGTAATGATTTAGTAGCTTATGAAAAGTTTAGTAATTCGTATATACGGTTAAATACCTTTCAACCTATTAGTGCTTTAAGTGGTATAAATACCGGGGCAATTGAAGGTGCAAAAAATTCTAATACCTATATGTTAAGTGATTATAGTACTCAGGAATTGAATGCATCGTTAAGCGGAGGGAAGTCTTGGGGGTGGCCATTAATTTTACCAGATTCATTTAATATGAGTACTGTTAATAATTTTTACGAATTTTATACGTTATCCGCAGTTACAGATGATACCATTTTAACTGGTCTCGTAGATTATGATAATGGCTTAACTACAGTAAGTTTCAATGAACCACTAAGTAATTTAGAAGGGGAGGATAATATTTTTGATATTAACATACGAAATTCCTTATTTAGTAGTCTATCCTTGTTCTAGAGATAAATATGTTTAATGGATAACATTACTACAGGGTTTCCAAATGTAAATCAGTCTATAACTAATCCTAACGTTAATAGTGATGACGCATTAGATAAATTTGCTCCATATACTTTTTTAAAATTTATTGAAACAGTAAGTGACAGCTATAAGCCGGAGACATTAACTGCGTTTTATAATAACTATATAAACAAATGGAATACTAGAAATGTAGCTTTAAGCAAAAGTAATACTATTTCTATAGTTGACAGGTATAGAGACTTCCTAAAAGATGTAACTTTAAATTTTTCTTCTAACGCTGAAAGAAAATTTTTAACTCAGCTAGATTTTAGTGATAGCTATGATATGCAAATAGCTATGTCATTTTTTAGTAGAAAAATAAGAGACATAATATCTTACTATAAAAAGAAAAGAAATACTTTACATTATTCTTTAACTAAAAGTAAAGTTAAAGGTAGTAGTGTGGGTGTTGAGCAGGCTTCAAAAGATATTATTATAGAGTTTTTAGAAAATAGGGAAACGGGTAATATTGATTATAATATAAATGAAATAAAGAAAAATCTTGCAGTATCTCTTGTCGAATATTATGATAATTTTGGTCAATATTTTAACAAGCCACCAGATGTAAATGAATATGGGGCTAATTTTAAACAATATGAACCTGGTATATTACCTGACGATACTAATTTATTTACTTCTTTAGAAACAGATTTAGTTAATAAAGTGTTTTCTTCAGTTAGTGATGAGCTAAAAAATATAAAAGAAGTAGATAAAGTTTTTAGTTCAAAAAAGAGACAAACAGAAAAGTTTATAGGATCAGATTTTTATTACCTGTCAACTGACAGTAATGGTAATCCAGATATAGGAATATTATTTAAATCTGATAAACCATATGCTAATTTTCTAAATCAAGATTTTCCTTCTACTGCATCAATATTTTCTGACCAAATAATTAGTGAACGAGATTTAGGATTTTTTAGACCTCATAATTCTGCTATAGTTACTATACAAGGAAAAAGAATAGATTTTTATCAAAAAGAAGATTATAGACCTAATCAATTTTACATATTTCCGGATCCTAATCTGTATACTAATAATGAATCTATTTTAACCTTTATAGTAGATACTTCTAGATCAATTAACAACGCCAGTAAAGGTATTTCTAGAAATCAACCGAATCCTGATAAAGAGAGTACTACATTTTTAGGCTATGCCTCGGAAATAAAAGGTGAAAGAAATTTAGATACTGATCTATCTCATCTATACGATCAAGGTTATATTGATGATAGTAAAAAGGATATATTTGGTAATATTTTTGGTTTAGTAAAAGATAATAATTACTACAGAAATAATTTAATTTCAGAGACGCCAAAGACTATAAAAAATCTAGTTATAAATGGATATACCTTTTTTGATGATTTATATAACGAGGGGTTTAATTTTGATTATACTGTAGAAGATGATTCCTCGTTTACTGAAACTATTAGATCTGGTTTAACTAGCTTTACAAATGGATTTAACGCTCCAGGAGATCAAACTCCAGATCTACCTTTATCATCCTTTTTTATCTTTAGTAGATTTTTTAATCCATATGAAGATCTCATAGAGCCTTCTGATTATTTAACTGTTGACTATACTAGACCTGAATCGATTACATTTGACGCAGATGTAAAAGAAGGTGCTTATTTTAGATTTTCTGATTCCGAAGCTTTAGCTGATCCTGTAAAATCTGGTTTAAGTGCCTTTAGTGATAGTTCTGATCAATTTTATTTTTCTGAGTTAGTTGAAGCAGGAATAGGTTACTATGATGGTGGGGTAACTGTAGTAAGAGCATTAAGTGACAATACAGGACCAGGGACAGCGTTTAAACCTGGTGTAGCGCTTTATGAAGGTCTTTCAGGGGATTTTTCTTACAACGTCAGGCTTTCTGGGGGTAATGGAGTAAAAAACTATGAC